TAGTTGAACCAGTTACAAGCGTAAACCCTGGGCAAGTTACCTCTTTTGCTGCCGTATTTGCAGCGGTTGTACATGTTCCATACCAAGCGCCATATTGATCCAGCATCCCGTTAAATGTTTGTGCGTTGAACGGAGTTCCAGCAGTTGTTACGGTTCCTTCTGCACGATCGACATCATACTCATCCGATCCGCCGGTTGCCGTTAGCGTAATTCGACCAGGATGCTCAACAACTCTATCTGTGAAAAAGTTTGCCATAATTTCCCCCTATGAATATTTTCCTCCAGCGTTAAAGCTATCTCCAGCATACAGATAAGACGTACCAAGTTTGTCTCCAACATAATGGTTAAGTCTTGTCAGGTATACGTATGCAGCCAACATGTTATAACATACAAGCTCAATATCCTCAACAGCGTTAATATTATTCCACGTCATGTTACTGTTAGCAACAATCGGCGGGGTGTAATTCAATGCTGTGCAAACGTTTTCCAAGCATGTGAGCAGTTCCGTCCAGAACGTTGTGGTTATAATGTCATCACGTGCCCAACTTGTCTTACTAATTGCAGATCCTGCTATTGGGATACTGGAACTGACACACGCATCATGCAGCCACTTAAGGTTTCCTGTAATCCTGTCCATGTCTTGATACGTCATTATAGAGGTTCCGTCCGTTCTATCTGTAACCGGCGTAGTCCACGACATTAAATTACCCCCTTCCTGTAAGTGATGTCAGCGTATGTGCCACCGCCCTCATGTGTGATTGTGATATTCTCGAGCGTTATATCCTCATATGTTCCATCAAGCCTTTTAAGCTGTCCAATATCGCGTGGTTGTAATCTTGGGTCACCCTTCCATCTGAATGATCCAGATTCTGTCGACCTATACATTGGTGAGTTTAACATATTCGGATAAATTTGAATCGGTGACGACGTCATTGTTAGTGCTGACATTTGACCAATGACGGGAGCTTCGCCATAATCATAAGTTATTGAATTACCAGTTCCCGCATACGATACTGTTTCGCTGTTTTCACTAATCCCCATACCGTAGATATCAAGGTCTATAGACTCGGCATCGGAATCAATTATATCAGCGGCAACCAACACGCTCCACATTTCGGATGCTGTTGTTATTTTGTGACTTGGGTCCGTATCATATGGCCAATTATCATATGCCTGATCCCACGGAACAAAGTTTGAATATAATCTCTTTGTTGTGGCATCAAATTCAGATTCAAAGTTGCTCTTAGGAATATCTCCATCATTCAACTTCATACCAACTGAATTGCTGCTGTTTATGACAATCGTTGGCATTGAATTCGCAACCCTGTGCCCCCATTCATTTATAGGAACGACCGGAAAGGTACAGTAAAACGGAATCCTTGTGTGATACGTTGCCTGCAGCTTTACTGCGATGTCATTGTCGGCGTATGGTCCGAGATATAAACCAATAACCCACGCATAAGCCTTTACGTCAAAATTGAGCGACGTTCCGACATTCTTTATAAATGTAGCCGTGCCAACCTTTGTCACATATTTATCTCCGACAGGCATGTTCATGTTCCAAATTCTAGTCCATGACATGTCAACTTTTGATATTGGACGCTCTACGTTTGTTTGAACTTCTCCGCAGTCACTCTCATCAATAACAAACGTGCCTGTACTTGGGTTCGTCTTTAGTGTTGGAATGCCAGCGTCAACATAGTTAAGCATTAGCCGATCTTTTAACTTTCCACGACCGTCCAGCAAATTATATGTTTTGTCTGTTATGTTTAAGCACTGATTAGCAAATGCTATAAGGTTTCTCGCATTTGTTGATTTTGGAATGATCCAGCGGTATGAATTGTCCGACCAATCCGTTGACACCTCTGATGTATCCGGCGTAATTCCTGCCCTTTTGAGGAGGTAAATAATCGTGTTCACAAAACACTCGGATTCATTCTCTGTAATCGGAGCATACGTTTCAATATCTTCCAAGAAGTGGACGGAATCAACGGCGTGAATCGACATAATGCCGTCTTTCCACGTTATTAACCCACTTATATAAAACTTCCTGATTGGTGACATATCGCCAGCATATCCGGCAGAGTATGTTATTGGCGTGTCTTCCGGGATAGAAGCAACAAGATGCGTTATGTCGCTGTCGTTATACACGTCCACGTTCAACTCCGATTCTGGGAGTGACTGGTTTACCAATGACAAATCTGATCTTAATGACACATCTGCGCGAACTATGTTTGAGTTATTAACGACCAGTGTTATTCCTGGAATTGCCGAGCTAACTTCCACACGACTATTCGCGTCTCTTGGCGTAAATGTCATTGATGCTGATGCGGCGTTTACCTGTATAACAATTTGATTTCCAACAATTACCGACGTTGTACCTCCGCACGTAACAGAATACGCACCGGTAACATATAACGTCAGCCCGTTAATCGTGTCAGTGCTTGTCGCGGTTAATTCTAAATCCTGTCCAACGTGCCCCCTGACGCCAATTTTTCCGTTTTGCATTGACGGCGTAATACTTGAATCGTACAGCTCACAAGTCCCGTTAAGTGGAAATCCGTCCTCCTTGAGATCAGCCAGTTTTCTCATTGGCCACGCCTTATAACTGTAATCAAGGAGTGCTGAAGAGTCGTATATTTTTGCCGTTCCAGAGTATCCTGAATAAGTTAACGGAGTTTCATCTGGAATATCGAGCTCGATTAACACCTGCATTGGGTCGCGTATTTGTTTTGCGTTTTGAATATCAATTCCAGACATATTTTCTCCTTATATTTCAAATAACTTTGGTTCTGTTCCATATGAAGCTTTGCCTGCTCCATAAAATGATCTAGATCGCATGTCTTCTCTTGCATGTGCGTTAATAAATCTCAATGTAAGGCCAACACCAGACCACGCCACGTTTCCGTCGGGATCTGTGAGCCTCGTTACCTTTGCCGATGTAACGGTTGGAATAACTGACTCCGTAACGCTTTGGTTAAGCTCGTTAGAGAATACCAAGTTTACTGCGCTTCCGGATAATGCAAGAATCTTTTGCAACTGACTCTGTGGAATGTTGTCCCATGTAAGTGACAAGTCTGCATATCTCCAGCCAACAATATCGCCAACGCGCTTCCCTGTGCAGGTTTCATACTCTCCAGCATAGATATATTCACGGGACAACGTAAAGTCATTGCCCCGGAATATTTCTTCGCCGTTAAGTGTGATTGTGTTAAAAATTCCGATCATTTTATCCCCCTATCCAAGGATTTTCTTGTACTGGTCATAAGTTTTAACAACAGTTTCACCAAGATCAGGACCGCCCTTAAACAGATAATTTTGTATGGTGATCTCTCCACCAGTTGCGGCTCCCTGTACCATGTTATTCATTGCGATGCCGTTAACAATGCTATCCGCCATGGAGTTCATCATTTGTTGCAGTCTGTCAATCGGAATAACCGCCTCTGGTCCAGCTTCACCAACACCAATCACCGATGGACTATTGAAGATACCGCCCTTCTTGTACCAGTCAATGCTGAAGTGTGGTACTTGCGGAGGATTTAGTCCAAACTTTCCCTTAATCTTGAAATGCGGAAGTTTAATCTTCGGCAACGACCATTTGAAGTTAAATATTTTTTTGAGCTTATCAACAATACCTTTAATTATGTTGTACGCCGTCCTGATCGGTGCCGTTATTGCGTTTGCGATGGCCTTCCAAACTGTTACAGTTACAGTTTTAATTGCCTTCCATGCGGTTGTGAATATCGTTTTGTAGAAATTCAACAGCCCGGTGAAGTATGCCTTAATAGCATCAAATATGAACGTTGCTGCTGTCTTTATTCCATTCCAGCAGGTAATGAGGAATTCTTTTACCTTATCCCAATTCTTATAAAGCGCAACACCTATTGCGATTGCTGCAGCGATGGCCGCAACCACAAGACCAACCGGTCCGAGAAGCGCTGTAAATGCTGCCCCGAGAGCCGGTGCTATAGCCATTATGCTACCAATAGCCGATGCCAAAGAGCCAAGAATCATCAGAAGCGGTCCAAGAACAGCCATCAGAGCCGTGATTGCAATAACTGCCTTTGCAACAACAGGGTGTGCCTCAATCCATGTGATAATCTTTTCCACGACCGGAAGAACTTTTTCACCAAGCCATTTTGCCAAATTCGCCAAGTGCGGCAACAGGGTGTTTCCGAGCCGTTCCCCAAAGTCGCTTATCGTGTTCTTTGCCTGCTGCAGTTTTCCGGCATCAGTTTCAGCTAGTGCTTTGTTCATGTCGCCGACATTATCATGCACAACCTCGGCCAGCATGGCAACTTTTTCTTCCTCAGTTCCGTACTTCAGGACCTCTTCCTGTGTAGCCGTGAAGGAAATTCCTGCACGCTTTAACGCACCAGTTTGTCCCATAAGCGCTTTACCGAATAAGTTCGCCATAGCCGCTGCGTCCTCTTGCGACGCACTCAAGCCCTTGTTTTGTGCGAGCAGGTTTGTCAGAGACGGAAGCAGTTTATCCACGGCGTCGGTTGTGCTGGTGTATGTTGCAAGCTGTTTTGCGCCAGACAGTATTACCTCATCACCATACACACCCTCTTTTTGTATCGCCGCCGCAAGCTTAATTGTTGCTTGTGTTTGTTCAGTCGTAGCTTTCTGCCGCGACTTATAAACTTCTGCCAGCTGTGCTTCTGCTTGATTTTGTGCATTTGCAAGATCCAACAACTTCTTTCCGGCAACTATACTGGCTGCTGCTGCCGCCGACATGTACATGCCAGCAGTTCGCGCCTTCTGTCCAGCAGTTTTGAAAGCCTCACCCATCCTAGTGATGTTCTCATACTTTACCTTCTGAAGTTCTTGATTAAAATGCTTTAGTTTTGATTCAGTTGTTATAATCTCTCTTTCAAGCTGCCTATACTCGGCCGACTGCTTGTCTGCTCCAGGGGTCTCATTAAACCGCCTTTGTGCGTCCTTTAGTGCGTCCAGCTTTGTTTTTGTTTGCTGAATCTTTTCCCCAAGCACCTGCTGTTTTTGTGCGAGTAGCTGCGTGTTACCAGGGTTAAACTTCAGCGCCTTGTTGATTTCACGCAATTCTTTATCCGTCTTGCGCGTTTCTTTGTTCATTTCGCGCAGTGCTTTTTGAAGCTTTGTTGTATTGCCCGAAAATTCAATTGTTATTCCCTTGATGTTTCCAGCCATGTTTATTTACCCTCTGCGCTTTTCTTCTCGTCTTGATAAAACTCTTCAATAACCTGCTCTTCAACTTTCTTAATATGCGGATGTGCAGGCGTTCGTCCGCCATTCTTATTTGCATGTCCAAATTCCAGCAAGTGTGTTAACTGGTAATGGTTCTTGTTGTACACGGTTGCCATTGTGGCTTGTATGTTGCTTCCCTTGCCTTCAGTTTTTGACGTCCAACTTCTTGCATACGCGCCCGTTCTTTTGGGCGATTGCTCTCTGAGTAGTTTGGCGGCGCGCTTTCCTGCGGCATCAACGTTCTTGTCGTTGTCTTTATCAAGGTCTTCCTTGTAATCGTCAAGAATCTCATTGACAGCGCTTTCCAACGTGTGGTTTTCATCTACTGTCCATTTGTTTCTTGCCACTTTATCACCCCAACAGTGCATCAATATCAGCTTGCGTTGCCTCTCTCTTATGAACAGTTTCGCGCTCTTTCTGCTCTCGGTCTGGGTCCATAACCTTATCATATTCAATGATGTAATCGACTATTTGACCCATCTCCATTGACATTATAGCGTCATATGAAAGCTTTCTTTCGGCTCCTGCAATATAGACTGTATCAAGTCCTATTTGCGAATCTTTTTCAGTCCGTTCAGGAGCCTTTCCCCGTTTTTTGAGCTTACCGAAGATTCTACGATCGCAGTAAACAGCTCGGGAATTACAACGTCGAGCGGGAACTTTTCAAATCCATTAAAGAAGTCTTCCGGTCCGCCAATGCTCTTGTCCGCGTTGTAAGCCATCGCCCACAAAACCTGATAAACAGTCGTAATTTCCATTCCGGCAAGCTTGATAAAGGCATCCGTGATGGTGTCATCATTCATCAGGTTCTTTATGCCGTCAGGTGTAACTTCCGCCTCACCATTTTCCAGCATTGTTGCAATAGCACCAACAATTGACTCAATAATCGGCATCAGATCTGGGAATATATCATGCCCAAATCTATTTCTATATACAAACAGCCATCCAGCGGAAGTGTTAAGATCCACTTTCTGGCCCTCAAATTCGATAGTCTTAATCATTGTTTACCTCCCTTGATAAAAATAAAGTGACAGCCCAGGGCGGGAGTTTCCCAGCCCCGGGTTATCGTTAAAATTAGGTTGTATGCGGTGTCGGCGGGTTGGTAAAGATTGTCGTATAGACAGCACTGCCGTCAGTATACGCCGCACGGGTTACGCCAGTCTTGTTATCGCCATTTACGGTAAACGGCAGTGTCGCGGTTGCAGGCTCAATCGAATCTTCGGTTGTGTTGTATTCTCTACTGATCTGTCCGATAGAAACGTTGTAGAAAATGCCCCTGCGGGCCTTGTCATCACCCTCTACCTGGAACGCAAAGTATACATTCTTATTCTGCTTACCCTTAATCTGCGCAATTCCACCATCGGCCAGCTGGCTGTAATTCATAAACGTGGTTTTGAATGTGTCATCAAACAGCGCATTCTCAATCTCGCCACTGTAACCGTTATCGGAATAACCCGACCAGTATGTTACATTGTCCGCATAGAACTTATTCTCGTTTGTTTCTGCGTCCATGCTAATCTTCACCGTTCCCGGGATAGCATACGGAGTACCCAGAGTTACCGAGCCGTCAGTTCCAACAATGTACTCGCCAATATGAAGATTGGAAACGCCGTACATAACTTTATTAGCCATCAATAGCCTCCTTAAAAAGTGTAGTAAATTTCGAATACGTCCTCGGCATCTATGTATATGTCCTCGGACTTTTCGTACTTGATCCCGTTTGAAAGTAGCAGCGCTTCAATCCGCCCCTCAAAATCCGGGTCTTTCTTCTTAAAATAATATTCAAGCCGATATCGATCAGCTGTTACATAATATGTGTTGTCGGCTTCGAATTGATCTTGACCTGCACCGAGCAATACAAGGTACGGAACCGTTACCGGTTTTGAGTGGTACCCGTACGCAATCGGCTTACCAAGCGTTGCTAATGTCTGATACATCGTCATCCTTCATTCCCTCCGCTGCCTTGCAAATACAAATATTCACCGCAAAAACTTTTACCAAAATATATGTAATTTTCTCCAAGTTTTTCACCAACGCTGTGGTCTTTCCATATAATGTGAGTTATTTCCGGCTCGTCCGGCGGAGTTTCCGGCTCGTCCGGCGGAGTTTCTGGATCGTCCGGCGCCAGCTCTTCATTGAACCCAGCTCTTTCCTCGCACACAAGGTTAACAGTGTCACGGTTGCCGTCCCAATCGACGCGAACAACGGTGTACAGCTTTCCTTCGTGCTCCAGAACCTTTTCGCCTTGATAATCCTCTGTGTTGGATATTCTAAAGGTTTTCGACGGATGCAAGCCAACCTGTGACGCATTATAGAACTCACTCTCATAAACTCCACGCTGTTGTGCGAATATTTCCCTGTCTGTGGTAGTCCTAATTTCATTCCCATAATCGTCATGGGTGATAACTGGCTCTGATTTCAACGTTATTACCGTATCAAACATCACTCATCATCCCCAATCCAGATTGTGTAACCAGTGCAGGTAGACAGCTGCGCCTTCTGCTCGTCGTAGCTCTTCTTGAACTTGTAGTAGTCATTCTGTGCCACGTTTCCGAAGTTCATCTTGCAGTATGTGATTACCGCCTGCGTTACCAGCATATCCGCATTGGTTGTAAGAACCTCCGCTGAAATATCAGTCACGCCAAGATCGAGCAACGCCGCACTGATGAGACCGTTAAGCTCATCGTTATAGGCTTCCGTTTTAATTCTCAGCGCTTGCTTCACTTTCGCCAGCATTTTCTTCCTCCTGCCTCGCTTGGTATTCAAGGAAAAAGTTTCTCGTTACTGTGTGATACCCGATATGTCCAAGTGATATAGTCGGGTCACACCAAATTCGATAGCCGCACTCACGGGCCCGGATGCAGAGCGCAATGTCTTCTCCGGCTCCCATGAAGGGCGTAAACATTTGCTTGTACTTTGCGAACACTCCCATAAAGACTTCGGTTTTCATCAGCACGCAGCCAAAGCCGCATCCGCCGATTTCAAACAGTTCATTGTCAATTCTTGAGAAGTCCGACCAGATGATACCCTCATCGGTACGTTCGAGTTTGTCGAACAGCACCGGCGTGTAAGGCTCAACTCTCCTAAAGTACAGTCCTGTTACAATGTCCACGTCATCTCTCTCCATGTGCTTCATTAGCCTCTGGAGAGTGTCTTGAGGAAAAACCATGTCACTGTCAAACCACATAACGTAGTCTGCTTCGCTTTTAATAGCCTCTCTTGCAATATCATCCCTTGCTGCATAAATCAGTGATCCAATCTTGAACATCAGCCCAAGTTTGCAATCAGGAGCGCCAACGGCTGTCAGCCGCGCAAGAGAATCTGCAAACTCCGCGGGGCAGTGGTTTGTGCAAGGTACACCAATCAGTACTTTTTTCATAACAATCCTCCCTTATAACAGTTTTTCAGCAAGCGCTTTAAGTTCGGAGCTGATAACAGATTTACAATGCTCCACATCCGCTTCGCCAGCATGTTTGTGGTTATTACAGAACGCATGCGTTAATCTCAAATTATCAGCTTTGTCCGCACCTCCTGCGCTAATTGGTACAACGTGATCTATTTGCGGTTTTAGCCTCTTTGGAGCGTCATCATAATCGTAAACGGGTAGTCCACAAATTTGGCAAATTCCATTGTCTCGTTTTATGATTTTCTCTCGCGTCCAAGGCTCGTGCTCAACGCCAGCCTCTCTGGCTCTGCGTCTTGCCTTTTGAGCTTGTCTGGACTTTTTCCCGCTTTCGGTTTGGCAATACCTTTGCTGCTTTTCTCTGATGGATTGCTTGTTATTTTGATAGTACTTTCTATCTTGTTCCTTTCTACTGTCGCTCTTCATGTATTCACTCCACCACTTGTGACCTTTTTCACTTTCAAGCCATTTTTTATATGCCTTTTCTTTTGTCAATTTGTCGCGTTGTTTTCTACATTCGGCGCAGTATACTGGATGACGGCCACGCCCACCGTATTGAATGGGCGCGCCGCAATCTTTGCAATACAGTTCCATGACATTCCTCCCAGGTTATAATGATTTTTTTACAAGCCCATTATAAGCTTATTTTTTTCACTTGTCAACAATTACTTGGTAATGCGGACAAATGCTCCAGGCTGAGTAACGCCAATGCCGACATACTCACGACCCAGAATCTCGATCAGATCCTCTTTCTTCTTGCTCATCGTATCGAACTTGAAGTCGATTCCCTGACCGTTCGGGAAGTTCGCAGTTACGCCACCCAGGTCACCAACGATCGCATAAGTGTTGCCAGTGGTCGCAGCGCTGTAAGCCTTGATGGTGTTGTTGAAGATGACCGGGCATCCTTCAAAGATGTCGGTGCTGAAGTTTCCATCATACTGCACACCCTTGAACGCGGCATAAGTCTGCTTATTCATGATGATAGCCGGGTTGGACACTTCATCGGACAGCTGACCCAGAGCGGTGGCAACGGTAGCCTGACCAATGCTGGACTGAACAACCTTCGGAACACCAACGCAGGTGGTTGTGGAAACGGTTCCGCAAGCTTCGATCTGGACGATGACTTCGTCGGCAGCCTTCTTGGCAATCCGATACGCCAGCTCTTCATAGATGTACTGCAGGAACGCCTCACCACGCAGGTCATACACTTCATCGGAAATGCTGATCCACTTTTTGATGCTTCTCGGCTGAATTTCCACAACACCCAGTACCAGGGTTTCCTCAGCAACAGCTTCGCCGCCCTCAGTGTGGAACACAGCGTCAGAACCACTAATTTCAAAACCAACCTTCAGGTTGCCCTTAATGAAGGTTTTCCGAACCTGAGACATGATGCCCTCGTTTTCCCAAGCGTGGCGGACGATATCCTCAACAACCGCGGGAACCGGAACAGAACCGGACACGTTTTCGGTGAGAAGCGCACGGCACTCAGCATCATTCTCGCTCTTAATGTACTCTGCAAAAGCGTCAACATACTCAGCAGTGTTTCTTACTTCCATGTTTGTCATTTTTCTCTCCTCTGTTTTGACAACTTCTTCGATAACTTCAGTTACTTCGCCTTCTCCAGCAGCTACAGCTGACCGGATTTCGGCTTTCTTTGCTTCTTCGTTTGCCCTCTCTTCGATTTCCGCGTTAATTGCGCGTACTTCCTCTTCGAGAGCGTTCAGATCAACTTCGGGATTTTCGACCTCAGTCGCGATCTGGGCCTTTCTTTCCTCAAGTTCCTGAACTGACATTTCTCTGATTTCCATTTAAACCTCCGCAAGAATTTTAATTCTCTTGATTTGCTCTTCGCGTTCTTCCTGAAGCCGTCTCTCCGCGGCGCGAGCCTCGATCTCTCCGTCAATTCTCGCTCTAGTGGAAACGCTTAAGCTTGTGCCTGGATTAGCCGGAAAGCTAACAGGCGAGACGTCAAACACCTTAGCTATCCGATCAACCACTCTTGTATTTGTGTCGCGTTCGATATGATCTTCCGCAACAGTAAAAGCGAAGGACATTTGCGGGTAATTACCGGCCGCAATGTCTTCATAGAGCTCGCGCCCTCTTCGCGTTCTACCAAGATCGGCCTTGTTCCACAGTCCATGCTCGTCAGTTCCGAGTTCAATAGTTCCTGCGGACGACCGTGCGTAAACCGGACCTTCATGATCTACCCTGAACACAACGTCGCTCATGTCAGCATCGTCAAATGCGTGCTCGTCGATTCTTTCATTCCAGTCTACTCCATCAATTGTCATAAGGGTGTACGGCTCAAATGTGCTCGCATATCCCTCGACCCTGTAGTTTTTTTCTTCACCTTCGACCTGTTCTGCGATTCGCAGCTCCATCAGTCTATAATCTCTTTGCTCATTCATCCTCGCTCACCTCCGTGGCCTCATCTCCGAAATGCTGTCCGGTCGCAGCATTAACGAATTCGCCACGAATCGGAATCTTATCACCAATACCATCCGGAAGCGGAGCCATGTTCCAAATCTCTCTGATCTCGTCGATCGTTGCGATTCCACGGTCCGCCCAGATAGCAGCTACCTCCGCTTTCTCTTTATTTGAAAGGTATTGCAGTCTGTTGGCTGTCGCCATAACCCTATTGCCGGTTGACTGCTCCCTGAAGGTAAAAAGCATACGCGTCATGACTTCGCTGAACTGAATAGCAAACGGCTCAACCGCGCCCTCATAGAAAGCCGACCAAGCGTCACCGAATGCAGCGTTTGTCAGTACGTCTTCATTCACGCCGAAATATGCATTGACATTGTCTTGTATAGCTTTCCTCTGATCAGCGTCAATCACCCACGGTTTGGCTTCAATTTGCTGAATCGAAGAATATGTATTGGGGAACAACAGCATTCCGCCGCCTCTTGCCTTCGAAGAGAAGTTCTCTGTCGTAAATCGTTCACGCTCTTTGACCAGATCTTCAGCTTTTGCGAAGTTGCTCAGCTGCGCCATGAATCTGTAGCTGGCAGCGTTCTGTACACCTTCCTTAATTGCTTCGTCGTTAATCTTTATTAAGTCAAGCGTCGGGATTAGTGCGTGGTTATTCTCCCCGTATAAGTCGCTCCTGTACTGGAATTTCGTCATCACGCCACAAAACTCCATCTCAATTGCGGCTTTTTGACCGTTTGAGAAGGAATAGCGCAAATACGGTGTTCCCTTGTATTCAACTGCCTCTACGTTTTCCGGAAGCGGACAATACACGCCACTCAACTCGCCCCAGCGGTCATACACTGGTATTATAAACGCAGTGTTGTTAACGTCAAGAATCGTTGATAGCCGATACATGAATTGCGACCATGTGTGGAACTCATTCGGGCCGTGTCTCAATTTCGATTGAAGCGCCGGTCGTCCAGATCCCTGAATCTCGACTTTCAGTTTCGAAACATGAGTGGCCCGAGCATGAATTGCCGCCCGGATCAACTCGCTCTCATAAACGCCTCCGTGAAAAGTGTTGAAGGCCGGCCGGTATCCGTTCAGCAACTTAAACATGCTGTCGAAGTACTCGGGCTCTTTTGGTCTCCTTCCAAGCAGTTTATCTAACAGTCCCATTATTGCCTCCTATATATTCCCAATGATACCCGCCAGATGTGTGGCTTCTTCCTTTAAGCGCATCACACAGTGAACATATCCTTACTCCTATAGCGTTCGCAGCAGATGTTAAGCTTTCAAACGTTTCTCCCGTCTCGACACATTTAACCGGCCTGGAGTGCTTTTTACCAACCATCTGGTAAAACTCTCTTGTCCTTCTTTTGTTCGCTTCCGAAATTTTCTGTTTGTGTTCTTCACTAAATGTCAGAACGAACCCTCCCGGATCTTTATTGTATCCGAAATATGAATTTGTCGTCATGTGTTCCTCTATTAACCGCTGTTCAATCTTGCAAGCTGTTTCTTTGTCAAGTCCGCTAAACAAAACCCAGTGATGAAAACCGTCCCAGCCATATTTTTTAATACTCTTAAAAAAGTGATCATTCGATATATAGCCACATCCGTTCTGCCATCTCTTTTCAACGTTCTGTTGTGTTATTCCAAAGTACTTCTTGCCATTATGCTTGTTTACATGCACATAGACTTTATAGTTACTCATTTTTTAGCCTTCCTTCAAGTTCGACATAATACTTGTCTCTTACTGTCATTGCATCAATAATGGCCGCTGTACAGTCTATATGCCTGTTTGGATTTATTTTTACAAGCTGACCACGTCCTTTTTGAACGTTCATTTTCACGGCACTGTCTAACAGGTGTGCTTTAACAATTTGATTGTTGCCCATTCGGATTTTGCCATCTTTTAACATTCCTTCAAACTGTTGCATGATCGGCCACAACTGCCATCCTTGAAAAACGTCATCCATATGGAACCCGAACGTCTCCATTTGTTGAACTAGATATTGCGCTGAATATCGATCATATCCAATCTGTAATGGGAGTATTTCATATTTTTGTACCAGGTCAACAAACCAATTGTAACAGTCGTTATAATCAACAAAGTTATCACCGGATGCGCTCATAAAACCCCTATCAATGTAGCTGTAGTATGGCAGCCCGTCTCTTTGCACAGCTTCGTCGATTTTTTGCTCCGGGAGCCAACAATGACAAATTACGTTCAGCTTCCCGTCTTTCTCAATAACCACACAGGCCGCCGTTAAGTCGGTTGTCTGCGAAAGGTCAATACCCCCCACGCAATAACAACCCCTGAAGTCATCCAGCCTTAACTCCTCGCCAAACGCATTGTCAACAACTTCAGCCGGCAACCATGCAAGACTGCTATTCTGCTTCAGGCAAGCGTATTTACAAATAAACTCAGACTGCCTTGAAGCCGAACCCCTTGCAACCTCAATTTCCTCTAACAAATAATCTTTGGTAACCGATACGCCAAGATTCGGATTCGCTTTTTCAAGCTCCTCTATATCATCCCACTTGGTAATATCGTCTATCATGTAGAAAAACGGAAGAAACCGCTTCTCCCCACTATTTCCCTGAAGCAGTGCCGTTCCTCTTGCGATCAGCTCATCGTATACGCTATCATTGATGTATCCAGAGGTTGTGCAGGAAAGCATGATCGGTTCAGGTCTGGAACCCATACCAGACTTCATTACTTCGTACTGCTTCAATCCCTTGTCGCCTTCCCACGCTGCAACCTCATCACAGATAACCAGTGACGGGTTAAATCCGTCTGACTTCTTCGCGCTAAAGGCGACCTTTTTCATTGTGCTGTTTGTTCCAGGAAGGAATAAGTCTGATTGTCTATGTTTTACATTCTTGGGATCATCTTCAGCAGCTCGATGACTTTCTCTTGCCGCCTGTACAGCTGCCCTTCTTTCTTTCCAATCAGGGTCGAGCTGAATCATCGTCCAGGTGTTATCGTATACAATCGCAGCTTGATCAAGTTTTGGAGCAACATTGTATATTCTTGCTCCGTAACCACCATCAACCTGCAGCATGTAATTTGCGATAGCTGAGGCAAGGAGTGACTTCCCGTTTTTCCTAGCAATAACGAGAACGATCTCGCGAAATTGCCGGTTTCCGGTTTCTGGGTCCAGCAAACCAAACATTGCGGCTATCATTGCCTTTTGCCACAGTTCGAGCTTGAACGGGCCGGGAGCAAGTGGTCCTTCAACGTGAAAGCAGTGGTTTTCAATCCAATCAATAGCCTTTTCTGCAATTACGTCATCATAAACGACAATTGCGTCATTTAGGCACTCAATGATGTAATTGTAAACAAGTTTTATCCACTTGCCGACGTTATAGG